TATTTACTTGACATCTACAATTCCTGTGATGACAACCAATTCCGTTTTAACAAATACTACTCAAAACATCAGCAGTTTGAGTATAAATAGTATAACAGATCCAGAAGTAGATAATGCTACAGGAGAGGTTATTTACTTAGACAACAGGTCGCCGGTTATTAGATCGGCGGATCAAGTAGAACAGATAAAGGCATTGATTAGGTTTTAACAAATGGCATTAAATTTAAATACATCACCATATTACGACGACTTTAACGATGACAACAGATTCCATCGTGTGTTGTTTAAACCTGGCGTACCAGTACAAGCTAGAGAGCTTACACAATTACAAACTATCTTACAAGACCAAATGGAAAAAGGTTTTGGTTTTGTTGTACAAGAAGGTGCAGTAATAACAGGTTGTGCAGAGACACTTAGAGATGTAGATTATATTAAAGTCAACGACACAGACGCAGCAGCTGTTACAATAAACAATACAGACCTAGTAAAATATAAAGATAAAGAAATTGTAGGTTCTGTTACAGGTTTAAGAGCAGTAATACAAGATACAGAAACAGGTACTGTAGCAGGAAATCCTAACTTAAAAACTTTATATATTAAATATTTAAATACAATTTCAGGACATACACACTTTGCTTCTGGAGAAACTTTAACAGTTTATACAGCAAATGAAGGCACAACTGCATCTATAGCAGCAGGAACAGATTTAAATGGATACACTTTTGTTGTAAACAATTTAACAGATAATACAAGAGCAGGAACATATTATGGTAATACAAGTGATATTACCTTACAGCCAGGCATTATACATGCTCGTGGCTCATTTATTAAAACAGATAAGATTACAGTAAGATTAGACAAATACAACAATTTAAAAAGAAAACATATAGGGTTTGTTGTAACAGAATCTTTACAACAATCTGCAACAGACACTACACTATTAGATCCTGCACAGGGTTCATATAACTATAATGCACCTGGAGCAGACAGATTAAAATATACAGTTACATTAGCATCGTATGATGATACAGCAACTAAACCTGAAAACTTTTACACATACGCACATGCTAGTATAGATGGTATAGAAAGAATAGGCCTTAAAGATAATCCTTTAGCAGGCTTAGGAGAAATATTAGCAAATAGAACATACGACGAATCGGGTAATTATCTTGTTAGAGGTAATAATGTTTCATTAAGAGAACATTTAAATGATGGCACAAATGGTGGTGTTTACGCATCCGGAGATGCTGGTTCAAGAGCAGCTCTTGTAGTACAAGTAGATCCTGGTGTTTCTTATGTAGGAGGTTTCAAAAGAGAATTACAAAGTTCTAAAAGAATACCTATAATGAAGGCTAGTCAGTTTATCACTAAAGAGGCACAGCCCATTTCAACTTCATATGGTAACTACATAGAGATTAATTATGTAGAAGGATTATTTGATGTTGATGGTGGCGCTAAAATAGAATTATATAACGCAGTACAAGACGGAAATGCCTCAGCACAAGGAAGCAAAGTTGGAGAAGCCAAAGTAAGACAACTTGTTTATTCAAGTGGCACACCAGGTAATACAGCAGCAGTTTATAGACTTTATGTTTATGATCTCCAAATGTTAAGTGGAGACTTTACAGCAGTTAAAGGTGTAAGGTATAATAGCGGCGATACTTGGGGAGGAGTAGCTAATACAGTTCTTGTATCAAGTAAATCAGAAATTAAAGAAAGTAAAGTAAACAAATTGGTTTACAGATTATCTGAAAATAATATTAAAACATTAAAAGCAGAATCAGGTGGAACATACGATTACACATATCAATACCAAAAGGAATTTGATATATCACTAAACACTACTGATGGAACAGGTTCATTAACATTATCAGGTAACGAAACATTCCCTTATTCAGGAACATTAACAGACACACAAAAAAGAGATTTCATACTTATAGCAAAAGCAGGCTTTACACAAAACTCTGCTACAGTTGCAGTAGGCGAACATATAGACCTAACTTCAAATAATAGTAATGCATCTGTTACAGTAAACAGTGCAACATCAATTACTATTGATACAGGTGGAGCTATTACAGGAACAAGTACAGTAAGAGTTTATGTACCTGTACAAGTATCAGATGCTACACCAATTGCTAAAACATTATCATCTGATAAGTATGTAAAAATAGATACAAATTCACACTCTGCATCAACATCAGGAGAATATAGTATTGGTGTTGCAGACTTATATAAAGTAGAAAGTATTAGAGCACATACATCTGCTTTAACATCAGATACAGATGGAATAGATGTTACAAACGACTTTAGAGTATCTGACGGACAGGAAGATAACTTCTACGGACTTGCAAAAATAATTAAGAAAAATTCAAGTACATTAAATCTTACAACTTACGATCATTTATTAATTAAATATTCTTACTTTGACTCTACAGTATCAAGCGCTTCATTTGCTTGTTTTGATAGTTATCCTGTAGATGATACAACAGCAAGTTTACCCTCAGGTAAAGTTAGAACAGAGGATATACCTAACTTCCAATCACAAAAATATGGAGAGTTTAATTTAAGAGATTGTGTTGACTTCCGTCCTTATATGACAAACACAGCAACAATTACAGGAACAATAGCAAGTGCTACAACAAACCCTGCTAATGATAAAATAATAAATAGACCAGGTTCAGGGCTAACTAATCCTTTACCTACAAAAACATTTAGTACAGATTTAGCTTATTACATAGGTAAAAAACTTAGAATTGTATTAGACTTTGATGGCAATTATAGAGTAGTAGAAGGATCGTATAGTCAAAATCCTAAAATGCCAGCAGAACCTTCACAGTCTATGACAATGGCAGAAATAGATCTTGTACCTTTTCCTTGTTTATCACCTGAGTATGGTAAGGTAAAACAAAAAGGACAATATACAACTTCTATTAAAAATGTATCTCAAAAACGATACACAATGAAAAATATTAGTGGCCTAGAACAAAGAATTAAAAACTTAGAATACTATGCCTCATTAAACTTATTAGAAAATTATGCTAAAGATCAAACTATTGTTAATTCCTCAGGTACAGATAGATTTAAAAATGGTATCTTAGTAGATCCATTTACAGGACACAATGTAGGATCTGTATTAGATCCTGATTATAAAATATCAATTGATCCTGAGAAAAAACATGCAAGGCCATTTTTTGTATTAGAAAATATAGACACAAAAGTAGCAAGTAATATAGACAGAGATGCTACTTTCGCAGGTACACAATTAAAATTAACAGGCAATACAGTAACATTACCGTTCAATAGAATGGTTCTTACAGACCAAATGCAAGCTTCTCAGACAGAGAACTTAACAAAAGAATTATTATTTAAATACAACGGAGAGATGGAACTAACTCCTGATGTAGACAACTTTATAGACACAGCAGTTCAACCAGCAGTCAATGTAAACTTTGATGGTAACTATGATGCTTGGGAGAACATGGCAAATGCTTGGGGCACACAATGGGGTTCATGGGAAGATTCAGGTGCTGCCAATGTAACAAGTTCTACTTCAGCATTAGACACATACAGCACAAGCACTGAGCGCTTTGGCGGAAGCAGTGCAACATTTACCACTACAACAACAGAACAACAGCAGACAAGATCAGGTATAGCGTTAAATGTTTCTGCCATAACTGAAGTAAACTCTCTAGGAGAGAAAATAGTAGACATGGCAATAGCGCCATTTATGAGAAGTCGTCAGGTTACAGTTACATGTACTAGATTAAAACCTGAGACAAGAGTTTATCCATTCTTTGATGGAGAGGCTGTATCAGATTTTTGTACATTACCAGATGGAACTACAACTACATTGTCAACAGACGGAGATGGAAAAGTAACATTTTTGTTTACAATTCCTGCAGGAAGATTTAAAGCGGGTTCAAGAGTATTAAAAGTAACTAACAATTCAGATAATGGAACAAACAATGTTACAACACAGGCAAATGCTATTTACGAATCTTCAGGTTTCATACAACAGAAACAAGATACTATTGTAGGATTTAAATCTGCAAATGTAAATTCAACACAATTTTCGGATAGTAGAGTAGTAACGGAGACATCATTTGATGTTAGTATAGGAGCAGGAACACCTTTACCACCTCCTCCTCCACCTACTATTATTAATAACCCAGTACCTGTACCGGTACCGGTTACACCTGCACCGACGCCTCCTCCTGATGTAGGTTTACCTCCTGCAACAACTTCACCGTCGGCTATAACATCAACACCGGAGGTAACACCTGTTACAACAACGGCTGGACCTACAACGACGGCTAATACACCAATATCAACACCGGTGGTAACAACACCATCCCCAATAATAGACTTTGTTACAACAACACCAGCACCACCTACAACTACGCCTTTTGTTATTGATTTTGATGTAGATGAGTTCTTGGCAGACTTTAGATGGGACTTTAATTTCGGTTGGGGTATGGACCCATTAGCACAAACATTCACAGTACCTAATGTTCCTGGCGGAGCGTTTATTACTGACATTGAAATATTCTTTAAAAACAGGCCTGCTACAGGTAATAATGGTGTTACAATGCAAATAAGAGAGGTTATTAATGGTGTGCCTGGACCTCGTATTTTGCCTAACGGTAGTAAGAGAGTGGAAAGAGCAGATATTATTACTTCATCAGAATCGGGAGGCACAACAACAATTAATCCAACATCATTTACATTTAATAATCCTGTTTACTTACAAGGAGACAAAGAATATTGTTTCGTTCCCAAACCTGAAAATGATGATACAGGATATGACATATACATTTCTCAATTAGGAGAAAATCAAGTAGGAACAACAGAAAGAATTACAAAACAACCACATGGTGGTATGATGTTCTCATCAGCTAACGATAGAACTTGGAACGCACATCAGAATCAAGACATAATGTTTAAGATGCACAGAGCATCATTTAAACAAGGAACAGTTTCAGGTAAAGTTTCCAATGATAATTTAGATTGGATAAACTTTAGTTCTTACAGTACAACATCAGCAATAGCTTGGACGGCAGGAACAAGTTTAGTAGGACATACACCTACAATTACTAATGCAGGAACAGGATATACAGGACTTACACCTACAGTTACGGTAACTAATACAGGAACTAATGGTACAGGTTTAACAATGACAGCAACAGTAACAGGAGATGTTATAACAGCTCTTACAGTTACTAACCCTGGTTCAGGTTATACAAGTGCTCCTACAATAGCAATTTCTGCAGGAACAGGAACACAAGCAACAGGAACATTAACCTTACAACAAGGTAAAGTAGTAAACTATAATGGATTAGACGAACAAGTTACAGTAGATAGAGGAACAGACACAACAGCGTTCACTGCCTCACAATTAATAGGTAATACACAAGGCTATGGAACAATTAGTTCGTTTACAGATAAAGTTATAAATGAAGTTGCACTAAACGCAGCTCTAATGACACCACATCAAACAACAACTGCTACTGCAAGAGTTTCAATTAATGAAACAGGTGCAGGAAGCGCAGTAGGAGATCCTGGTGTAACAGAAGTTTATAGTGAATTAGACTTTAATACTACAACACAATTAGATAAAGAACATACAATTTATAGTAGATCAAACGAAATTAGTACTTACAGTGCTAATAAAACAGCACTATTAGAAGTTTCAATGACAACCAACTTTGAAAATATTAGTCCAGCAATAACATTAGATCAATTAGATCTTTTATGTATTGCTAATAGTGTAAACAATGATTCTACTAATGAAGATACAAGATATAAAGGAAATTCTTCTTCTCGGTATATAACAAGAAGAGTTAATCTTGAGGATGGCCAAGACGCTGAAGATATCATGGTATATCTAGATGCTGCCATTCCGACAGAAGGAAATGTTAAGGTATATGGAAAACTAATGAATTCCTCAGACCAAGGCAATTTCCAAGAAGATTTAAGCTGGGTTGAATTATCATCAAGAACTGACCCGTTTGAATCAACAACTGATTTTGCAGAGTATAAGTATAACTTACCTTCCAAAGGTTCTAACGCAGCAGGACTTAATGGTTCAGGTATATACGAATACGATGTTAAATCTTTATTAAGTATTGCGGTTACAGCAGGAGGTTCTAGTTATAGTTCTTCTCCTACTATAACAATAACTGGCGGAGGTGGTTATGGAGCAGCAGCTACAGCAACCGTATCCGGCGGAGTAATACAATCCATCGAGATTACTAATCCAGGTAGAGAATATACATCTACACCAACGGTTACAATTACAGACAGTGGTGGCTCAAGTGCTACGGCAACTGCTACTGTAGGTACAGTAACACATACAGGCTTTAAAACCTTTGCAGTTAAGGTAGTGCCTTTAAGTACAACAACATCTAAAGTACCTTTCTTTAAGGACTTAAGAGCTATAGCGTTGCAGGTGTAAGATGAATAAGATACCTACAGGGATTATAAATATTGAAGGAGAAAGGGATCTTGTAAGAGATCGTAACTCAAAGGCCTTACTCAATACAAACAACGAAAGTCTTAAAGCATATAAAATCAAAAGAAATGCTAATCTTAAGATAATAGAGTATGAAAATGATATAAATACTTTAAAGACTGAAATTGTTGAGATAAGGAAAACTTTAGAAATTTTAGTCAACAAAATTACATAGGAAGAAACATGGCAACTTTAACATTAAGATCAGCAAAAGGTAGTCCTCTTACTAACAATGAGGTTGACGCTAACTTTACCAATCTTAATACTGATAAATACGAGTCAGGTAATAATGCTACATTTGGCACTATTGCAGGAACAACTGTATCTGTTACTTCTGTTACAACAACAGGTGCTTTAAGTGTAGGAGGTTCTTCCACACTAAGTACATCTGCTACAGTATCAGCAGCAGGCACAGATCAAGCAGGTGGTACAGCATTAACAAAGTCATATAATATTGTAACAACTTGTGCAGCTAACGCGGGGGTAGTACTCCCAGATTGTGCATCAGGTTTGGAATCATTTATATTAAATGACACGGCTAACAATCTTAAGGTTTATCCTGCTTCAGGTGAATCTATAGACGGAGGCTCTGCAAACGCAGCAGTTGATTTGTCACCTGGACACTCATTAAAATTGGTAGGAGTAAGCGCAACAAAATGGAATAGGTTAAGTCCTGTTATCATTTATAACTCATCGGGAACAAGAGTAAACTAAAGAGAAGATAGAATATGAGACCTCTAAGAATTAAAGCATCAGCATATCCAGTTAGTTCTGGCAACCTTCAGGGCTTGCAAGAAATGACAGACGCAGAAATTGAGCAGTATTATAGTGCAATTCTAACAAAAGACTTCGCAGACAATACTGACGGATCGGGTACGGCAGAGATTAATATCAATGGAGGATCTGGTACATCTATTGGAACAGCAACCGATACTAAAAGAGATGACGCAGTAGGAACACACCCAACAGATGGTGCAAGTTCTACGGTTACAACTTACACTGCTAAACAAATAGAAACAGCAGCATCAGAAAGTATTACTAACAGACCTTTAGGATATGTATCCTCAGGAACAGTTGGTGTACATGAATTCGATGATACAGAATTAGACACAGACATTTTAGATAAAGTAGCAGATGATTTTGCTGCACAAGGCGACTATACAATAGGTCAATATAAATTGTCTACAAGCTCACCATCAGGTGGTACTTGGACTTCTCGCTACACATTAGCAAACACAGAAATAGATGGTACAACCACAAACTATTACATTTGGCAAAAAACAACAGCTACAAGTTCTGCAGTAGATAATTACAAGCCATTAAAAGTAACAGGTGGCGGAGCTGGTGTACAGGAAATGACAGTTGCAGAGATGGAACAAATTGTTCCTAATTTAAGAAACTACATGATTTCTAGTGGTAAAGGGAAATATGTATTACAAGCAGCAGCCCCAGGTTCAGGTACTTGGGTAGATCAAGGTTCATTTATTGATACAAAGAAAGAAGTAGCAGCACAAAACTACACAGGAGCTTATTCAGGTACATACACCGGAGCTTATACTGGTGGTTATACAGGTGCTAAAAACTATGCAGGCAACTACACAGGCGCTAAAAACTATGCAGGAAGTTATGTAGGAACCTCAGGCTATTCAGGCACATACACAGGAACCTCAGGTTATTCAGGCAACTACTCAGGTAACTACACAGGAAACTATGCAGCAGACTATGATGGTTATGCAGGTACTACATACTCAGGAACCTACACAGGTACATATACAGGATACTATACAGGCGCCAAAAACTATACAGGATATTATACAGGTGCTAAAACATATGGTGGAACCTACACAGGAACATCTGCTTATGCGGGCACATACACAGGAACATCTGCTTACTCAGGCTCATATTCAGGTAACTATACAGGATATTACTCAGGTACATATTCAGGAGATACAATCCAAAGTTCAAATGAGAATGTCAGTACGGTAAAACTGTGGCTTAGAACTGCTTAATTAGCAGTATAAATAAATTTACATTATGGAGATATTATGGCAAACGAAAAAGTCGTACTTGAAATTGATCCTAAAGATATAAGTACAGTCCCAGAAGAAATAAAGAAAAGAAACTTTGTTTACAAAGCTCCTTATTGGTCTAATAAGGAAGCCAAACACATTATCGTTACACTAGAGTATGAAGACGGTAGAAAGTCTACAGCATCAATACAAGACAAAGATGGAACCAATCCAGACTACATAGCAATACTAGAAGAATTTGGAGAGGAAGTATTAGATAAAAATACTGAAGAAGGTGTAAAGCGCCGTGATGAACAAATCAAGAAAAGACTTCAACGAAAAGAAACAGAAGCAGTTAGAGCTAGACAGGAACAATTATTTGGCGCTAAATTACAAGCATTTGAAATAGGTGCAGTTAAAGAATCTAAGAATACAAATCTAAAACGACTTATCCGTAAAGCCAAATCTCCTATGGAAGTACAAGCATATACAACTATATTATTAATGGAGACAATGGATGAACACAAGGAATCCTGAAGATTTTCCTGAGAACGGTTTTGTAATTGTAGCATCCTTAAAGGAAAGATATTATCAAGCAGCTATAGAATGTGCTGAGTCAGTTAAACTCTTTTGGCCTGACGCACATATAACAGTATATGTAGATCATGAAGAATGGATTAGACCTTCTGATTGGAATGTAGCAGATTGGATAGTACATTGGGAAGTACCTAAACACATTAGAGCAAAACTTTGGGCTTTAGGCAACACACCTTATAAAGGAATAACTTGTTATTTGGATGCTGATATGTATTGTCAGCATGAAGATGTAGAGTTTATATTTGATCAACTACCTGACGATTTAGATTTATTGTTTACAAAAATTAGACCTTACAATGCTAAGGTAACTAAACTTACAAACACAGAAGAAATGACAGCACATTGTGGTATGTTCTTATATAGAAATAATCCTCATACAATTAAACTTATGGAAGATTGGTATGGAGAGTATTGTAAACAAAATTTAAAAAATAAAAAAGGTGGTTGGGTACACGAATTAGATGGTGATTATCCAGACGATGTAAGAAAGTGGGACACTTTTACAATGTGGCGATTACTTACATACGGAGATGGAAAAGTTAAGTGGGATGAAAACTTACATATAAGATGGAATTTTATTAATGGACACATGGATGACGAACTTGAAGGTGAGGATATTGTTTTTTGGCATTACACTATCCCAGAACATGAAGTACATTTAGGCAGAAAATAATGAAATGGATCAACATATCAGATGAACTTCTAGAAATGTTAGATCCTTATGCCGAATGGTTTTTCCAACAAGACTTAAATTGGATAAACGAAAAGGCAAACAAAAACGAAAAGAACACTAATACAATAGACCATGCTTGTGGAGATGATTATCTAAAAGAAATAGTAGATAAAGATGGAAGGCATGAGGGATATCCTGAGATATCATATAGTTTTGATCTTAACCAGGGAGGAGTACCTGGTGAGTTTCAAGAGAAATACAATGAGCTAACTGATGAACTCCTGGCATTCTTAGGTGCCAGGAACCAAGCTGTTCATGTATATTATCCTAAGAATGGATTCATGGGTTGGCACAATAATTGGAATGCACATGGATACAATATATTATTATCATATACGAAACATGGGGGTGGGTTCTTTAAGTATAGAGATCCTGCCACCCATGAAGTAGTAAAGATGTTAGATCCTGGTGGATGGTCTGGTAAAGTAGGATATTATGGCAGGGGCAGAGAACCCGATAAAGTCTACTATCATTGTGCTGGAACACACGAACCTAGGCTCACATTAGGGTTTGTTATCCCTAATATCGACATGTGGCGGTCCATGATTGAGGAAATATCTGGAGAAGATGCCTCACATTTCTCCTAAACCCTTGTTCTTACAGTAAAAAAGATTTCAAAAAAACCCTATAAATCGCTTGACTTATGGTCCGTAAGAGTGCATAATGTACGCATAAACAATAAAAAGTGAGGACTTAATATGTATTTAGATAACGAAGTAACAATAGCAGGTGAAACAGTTCGTAAGGAACGATTTGGAATGGCCAGCATCCACAATGAGAACAAGACTTTTACAGGCGATGTACTGTATAAAGATCAAGTTCGTAATTCATACGACAATTCAATTGAAACCAAATTCCAAGACACAGCTCAAGTAGATGGTCTTACAGTTTGGAAATCAAATGGTGAGGTTCCATTCGCAGACATGCTATTAGACTTTGTACAAATTGGTGCAATTACTTTAGAACAAGCAGAGTTCTCACTAATACAAAAACAAAAAGATCAAAGCGCAAGTCTTGATACTTTGTTTAGAGCAGACGACGGCAACATTTACTTAGGTGAAGGTGCCCTAGACTACCGTGAAGAAAGACTAGCAAAACTAGCGGAGGTGGCGTAATGATATTTCCTTTACCAACACTCTACAAAAGAGACACGAACGGAAACATTCGTGAACTAACAGTTGAATATTCTAATGGCGTAGTAAATGCTACTAGAACTATTGCTGGTATAAAAGACGGCAACCTAGTTACAAGTGGTTGGAAAGATGCTATAGGCAAGAACACAGGCAAAGCAAATGCTACTACAGATGCTGAACAAGCACAAAAAGAAGCACAAGCAATGTGGGATAAGAAAGTAGAAAAAGAATACTTTGAAGATATCTCTAAGGTTGATACTTACGATAAGTTCAAGCCACAACTAGCACATGACTACACAAAAAGACCACAGTCAGATGGTTTCAGTCAACCTAAGTTAGATGGTATTAGATGTATTGCAAGAAAAGATGGTTTGTTTACAAGAGCAGGAAAAGAAATTACAACATGCGATCATATCTTTACAGCACTATATTCATTCTTTGATCAGAATCCTAATGTTATATTAGATGGTGAACTTTATAATCACGAACTAAAAGAAGACTTCAACAAGATTACAAGTCTTGTTAGGAAAGTAAAACCTACACAAGAAGAACAGGAAGAATGTTTTAAACTTGTTGAGTATCATGTATATGATATGGTTTGGACTGATGGTGTTGAGCCTTACTTTAAAACTAGAATGGATTTTATAGAAGCACAAAACTTTGAACTTCCAATAGTTACTGTTGAAACTAAGATGTGTGATACACAAGAAGAACTAGACGAACTGTATTCACAATACACAGAAGATGGTTACGAAGGACAGATGGTTCGTAACAATACAGTCTACGAAAACAAAAGAAGTAAGAACTTACTTAAAAGAAAAGAGTTCATTACAGAAGAGTTTGATGTTATAGAAGTATTAGAAGGCTCTGGTAATTGGGCAGGATATGCTAAACACTTTGTTCTTACAGACGGAACAGAAACATTTAAGAGTGGTGTTAGAGGTAATCAAGCAACACTTAAAGCTCTACTAGAACAGGAGGAGAAACCTACTTGGGTTACATGTAGATTCTTTGAAAGATCAATTGACAATATACCTAGATTCCCGGTTGTAATTGACTGGGGTGTAGGTAGTAGGGAGGACTAGTGTTAGAACTAATAGGACTTATAGCCTTAATATGGGTTGCACTCAAATTTCTGCCAAACTTTTTAATGTTTGTGCTTAAATTACTGGTTGCATTAGTAATATTATATTTAATTTTATACATATTTGCTGGCTTTATACAGTGGCATTTAATCATATGATAAAATATTATGATGGTGTCTTTACATCTAAACAATGTAAAGATTTAATTAAAATGTATGATAAAAACAAAGAGGCTCATCAAGAAATTAATACGCCTCTTATGAAGTTTAATCAATATAACTTTACATCTAATGAAATGACAACGCCCTTACACCAGGAAATGGTAGAAGGGTTTATGTCATTAGGTCGTAAATATTTTTCTGATGTAGAAGCAAGAATACTTCCTAATATAGGTGGCTTTGAGGAATTTAGAATTAAAAAATATGTTGAAGGAGGAGACTTCAAAGAACATATTGATGTAATGAACTATGCTAGTTCAAGAAGATTTGTAGGGTTTTTGCTTTACTTAAATGATTGTGATGGTGTTACAACATTTTCTAATCATGATGTAACTATAGAACCTAAGACAGGTCGTGTATTAGTTTTTCCACCTACTTGGGAATATCCTCACACAGGACACAAATCATCTACAGACAAATATATAATGTCTACTTACTTGCACTTAGCAGACTAATCCCATTCAGAAAATTTAAGTCTAACAAGAGCTTTTCTTACAATAGCAATACCTGTTAATCCTATAAAATTAATAAACGCAGCCATCTCAGATGAGGTGCCTGCGTAGTCAATGCAAGACTTAATAATGAATACACTTAAAGGGAACATAATGATTGCTCCTATTGCTGTATCTACTGTTGCTTCGTGTAACGCTTTTCGTAATTTGTTACTTTGTACCAATCGCCATAAACCTTTCATAATATACTTTGCCATTCCAATCATAATAGAATTGCTTAGTTTTACCGCTGTAGGATGTATCCTTTAAACCAGCATTTTCAATTAACGCTTTCTCACTATCAACACAATTGATGCCATACATCTCTTCTATGACATTCGAATTCTGCACAGCAAATATAGCGTGTTTGTTTGCTGTTTTTAAATCCTTCAATGGATACATTTGCTCAGCTCCCATTGTAATAACTACATCAACCTTTAATTGATTTAACTCATCAAATGCGAACGGAATATCCATGTTCCAGTGATTTATTTTTATGTATTCTTCTGCTATATAATGCTTATTAAACACCTTAGAGAGCTCTAAAGCTTCTTTATCGATGTCAACTAGGTGCATTTCTCCTACGGATAAGTTCTCACATAAGAGAGGAACTAAAGGAACTCCTAACCAGCTGTTTAAGATAAGAATGTTGAATTGCTCATCTTTCATATAGTCATCTAGACTATTCTTTAGTTCTTCAACTAGCCATATAGCAGCTTCCATTGTATTAGGATTCAATGCTTGTCTAAAGTCATCATGTTTATGTTTCATTTCATGCTCTACTTTAGCAAGAGCATTGCCCCAATGTTGTAAGTTATTTAAAAAATTAAAATTTAACATCTTCTTTTCTTCCCATTGAATCAAATAAACAGACATATGGTATTTGTCTGAATACATGTTTTTCTATATCATGTGGATATATATAGCCTTGGTTATAACTATAAAACCACCCTAACGGAAAATATTTAATTCTTGCTACACCCTTGTGCATAAAGAAATTATCTATTCCACGATAGTACCATAATATTTTTTCTTTGTGTGCTTTAAAATAAAGAGATATATTCTCTTTATCTAAGTTATCATTCCATCTTAATATACTAGAATTCAAATCTGTATATCTGTGAGGAACATGTTCTGTTTCTTTTTGTTGTGTTTCTAAATCATGCCAATGTGTCTGTCCAAAACATAGACAATCTTCAGGATCAAAGTTGGCTATATCATCTATATTCTTTTGTATAATAATATCTAAATCAAAGAAAAGATTATCACCTTTTTGTCTTACGACATTATCATCGAATAGATACATTTTGTTCCACCACTTTTCTAATTTGTTTCCATTAGGAAAAGGTATAACTTTTATATCTTTATCTAGTCCTTTAGGCTTTTCAGTTAAACAATAGAAAGTGAAGTCTTGAGATATGAACTCTTTACAAGATTCGTATATCTTATTCACATGTTTGGCAGAATATTTACTGCCCCATTTAACTGTATATATGTTCATTGCCAATGTTTTAATAAATCCGGGTCCACCAATTCATTTTGTTTAACACTACCTCTACCTTTAAGCATAGGTGTAGGTAATAGATCAATATTAAATACACAAAGGATTGGTGTGTCCCTGTATATTTCTGTTTCTAAGTCGTCGTCTTGCCAACTACGACCTCGGTTATATGAGTAGGCATAGTCTGCTGGGAAATGATCCCATAATTTTTTGCCCCAATCTCCCCATCGCCATGAATGATAATTGTCTGTTCCGTCTGTATAAGTAAACCATATTTTTTCTTTGTTTGCTAATACATCTTCCCATATACATTCACATTGATCGTCGGACCAAACTTGGCAACTGCCATTAGTATATGCTCCGTGAGATAATTTAAATCTCCGCGTCTTCATTGGGCGCGGGTCTTGCCACCAACTTCTTAGCTTTGTCGGTCTTTCCATATTATAGGTTAAAATAGGCTCTATATTATTTTGGATTATTACATCCAAATCAAAGAAGACGAAGCGGCCCGTTGGGTTATCTGGTGCGAAATTGTGAGTATTGAAGACCATTGTTTTAGGTCTGTCCCAGCATCTAGCCATGCCATACTTAAAGTCATCAGAGCCGAACCAATACCTAGGATGTATGGTATCGATATCTGGAAATGGTATAACCTTAATATCGTTATCCAATCCCTCAGCGTCATCAGTATAACAGTAAAAATGGAAATCGTGCTTATCATCTGTATGCCTCCTTGCCATGTTCTTTAGTTTATTTACAAAATGAGGACCATATCTGGTTCCCCATTTTGAACATACTATATTTACTCTCATATTTCCTTGCCTTTAAATTCTTTTGCTAGCGGAAATACATTACTTATAACTTTGGCAACTTCATTTGCTATAGCTATATGTTCTTTTTGGGTTCCGTTAGCACCTCTTAATTCTATGTAATGAATCCAACTTCTTAAGGTTCCATTTACATACATTCTGCTCATAGTGTTGCCCTCGGGCAACACGGCTCTTGCCTGTTCTTTGGCAATGCCATTTTCTATTGCCCAACAATATGCCTGTCTAGCATAACGAATAATATCTTTTTGATACTCGTCCCATTGTTTGGCAATTTGAAAACTTTCTATATCAGTACCTATCTCGATACTATTTTGTCTGTTCTTTTCATCTTGTAGTCTAGCCTCTCTTGTTACAAACTCTAAATCCTTTGTTGGGTCTGCATATCGTTGACTAAACTCTTGAAAGCTAAAACTCCTGTGTCTAAGAATTTGCCTACCGATGTCTCTAGTAGTTTCTATTTCTAAACATACACTAACCATTTCTAATGGCGACCAGTGTTTGTGTTTCATTAGATACTTAATAAGTTTCTCGCTTGTTTCCTTGTTGTTTTGGTTATCAGGATTACTAACCCTCGCACAATATGCAACAAGTTCTGTTGCGCTTGTGGACATTAATAATTCTTTACCATCT